TCATTTTTTCAATTTAGGAAGGTCAAGTGTGGGTGTTATTTTTACTTTTCTATCATAAATTTGTACTTGAGATTCAGTTTTATGACCGCTAAATAGTTGCTTATCTTTTGAACTACCATCAAAATCTGATATCCCTTTCGCTTTTATATCGTGAAATGTAAAGTCAAGATTTCTTCCTAAAGTTTTAGTTGCTTTTGATTTCGCTTCACGCCAATGATTATCAAATCCAGATTTCGTAAATTTAGTTCCATTTGAGTTTCTAATAACATAAGACTCTATATTTTGGGGTGGAAATAAATTAATGGCATAATCAATAGTTTCTTTTAGTCTTGGTGTCCATTGCTTTATTTGTTTCACCCCTGTTTTTCCTTGTCTTATATATATTCCTTCTTCCAATATTTGATTATGTTTTAATTCAAGAATGTCTCCAATTCTAGATGCACAAAGATATGAAATTTCCATGGCAATTTTGACAATTTGTGATGCAGAGTCATATGTAACATTATATTCTTCATCAGTAATATATTTATCCCTATTTTTTAATGAAAACTTTTTTATTCCTAAACAGGGGTTATTTTTACAGTAACCTCTTTCATAACCCCAACTAAAGGTGACAGACATGTAGGATAATTCATGATTTGCCTGTGTTTTACTCTGTGTTCCTCTAATATCCATATATTTTCTAATATGTTCAGGTTTAATATTATTGACATGAATATTTCCAAAAACTTTTAAAATATTTTTTCCTCCTTGATGTTTGTCTTTTTGAGATCTAATTGAAAGTTCAGAAAAATGAGGACTATTTAAATACATACTCCATAATTCTTTAAATGATAACAATTTTTTTATATTATGAATCTTATTTTCATAAACAGACCATAATTCAGCCATTGACATTGATAAAGAACCAAGAATAATAGTTTTATTATCTTTTGTTTTTAGATAATAAGAACTTTTGCTTTTAGACACTCTGCTTGGCAATTTGTTATCTTCTTTATTTTTACGTTTTCTGGCCATTGATCAAAGCTCCAAAATCTGGTTCAACTTCTGATTCAAAAATAACTCTTTGTTTAGTAAATAATATTTCTTTGAAAACAATAGGTTTGCCTAATTTGTTTACTAGATGAGGTAATTTATTTTGTTCTAACCATTTAATTTGAGATTTCTTCTGTTTGTAACCTGTAAGTGCAGAAAGCTCATCATCAGATAAATATATTGACTGCATTTTGATTCTTCCTTTTAATGAACTAATTCAAAAACTCACACTATTCTCAGGCGCTTCATTGCCCCATAGATCCCAGCCCTGCACTTTGTCACGAGCAAAAAGTTCGATACGTTTCACCTCACCGTAAAGTTTCTCTAATCGGTAATGGACTTCTTTTGGTTTTTGGCTATGTTCACCGAGACAGGCGTAGATAACTTGTTTGATGGAAGCGTCCTTGCGTTCTAGTCCTTTTCCCTTGATGGCAATTAAACAATCTTCTGAATTACTGCGGGTGTAATTACCGCCATTCATGCGTGTTTCAGCATTGAGTAATGCCAGAAAGTCATTAGCATCAGATAGCGCAGCTTTTTTGATAGCTTTGGATATCCGCTCTTTGGCTAACTTATTGAGCTTGACCCAGGTAAATCCCTTCATGGTTTTGACTTTAAATCCCCATGCTTCCGCTAACCGGATAGCTTCCAGCGCAAAGTTCCCCGTGTACCACATGCAGAGTACGGAGTTATCATTAACGATGGTTTCTATAGGTAATCGAGTGAGGGAGTAAAAGTCAGTGGTGTTGTAGTGATTGTGTGCTGCGCCGTTTGATGCTTTGTTTTGGTATTGCCAGGGTGGATCTGCGAGTATTAGGTCATACTTCACGTCATCTCCTAAACATACCAGCTTTTACTTTTATGCAAGTCGTCTATTTTTTCTAAGATAGTGATTTTATTACCGCCATTTCCGGTTAATGTTCCGTTTTCTCCATCGGTATCAAATTGATATATCAATCCTTTGTTTGTTAATTTTTTCTCCTTCAATCTAATTATTTTCATCCTTTCACCATGATAAATAACCTGCATCCCTGCTTTGACATGGTGTAACGTTGTTCGGTATTCATGGATGTTATTCATACAGTTACTCCCATTACCAATCAAATGATTACCATTCTGATCAAAATTTGATCAACTTCAGTTAATTATGATATATTCATACCGTTGTGTGTTCGTAACCACAACATTTCCCTAGTATTGCCAGCCTTGCGCTGGTCTTTTTTTGAGTGATGCAGAAATACCAAATAGTGGTCAATCTCTAGTGAATACGTTGGCTATTAGCAAATAACGATTTCAGATTGATACCGTATACCTGTAGCCATGATTCAGCAGGCCATGACTTAACCTGACCATAACGAATATCAGGCACTTCGGTTGCTTCCATCTGGTTCTCACGGCACCATCTGCGAAGTGGGGCAAATTTGTATTCTTTCCCTGTGGCATTCTTTACAGCTGTGATGGTGGCATGTTTAACACTTTCTCCCAATCGTTCTGTCAGTTCCCGATTTTTACGGGTAGCAACGCTGAGTTTACCCATTGCAGAAGCTTCACGAGTGCGGCTGATTTGTGATTTTGTCCTAATTGCTTTATCACGTTCATCTGAAATAACCAGTTTTTCTTTTTCTGACTCAACTAGCGCTTCCAATGCTTGAATATAATTTCCAGGTAATGTTTTTTGGTATTGGATAGGACGGAAATAGGCGTTTTCCATTTTTTCAAAGAAAGCCCACGCTTCGTCAGTATCAACAATTTTTGACATACGAGCTGCGCCTTTCTCTGTCCATAATGTCAACGATGTTGTATGTTTATTAACCGAGTCGTTAATAGTCACGCGGTTTCTAAATTCATGTAATTCCTTACCTTCCAGCTTAAATACATGAACTCCTTCTATAAACCTATTTCGATTACGTGACAGATTTTTTCTAATTCCTGCTTCTGATATAGCATACCCCTTAGCAAGGGTTTCAGTAGTTACCACTCGAACATTTTGCCACTCAATAACGGGTAATTGATTTGAATCGATAGTAATTAAATTTTGCATATAGCAATTCCTCAATAGTTAAAATTGATGAATGAATATAGATGTTGACTCAGTGGAATAGGTAAGGTGGGGTAATTACTTCTTAACGCAAATCGCTTTGGCATCTATATCTTTGAAAGTTTCAAATTCCTTCTTGAATGCTTTAGCGGCGAATTGGCACATGTTCTCAGTGTCAAATTCCTGAGTATGAACACTTGCAAAGTTACTCGAGGCATAAGGGCTGGCGTACATGGCTAAAATTAAAATCCACATGGTGAGTTCTCCTGCGTCTAAAAGGGGATATCTTCATCTTCAAAATCAGCTTGATGAATAGCGTTACTGTTTGGCTGGTTAGCGGTTGATAGATTCGGTCTACCTTGACTTTCCTGCGGTTTTCTTTCCTTCCGGTTGCCCAATATTTCAACGTCATTGACCAGAAATTCGGGGGATATCCTTTGCTGACCGGACTTGTCTGTCCATTTATTTTCCTGATAGGCAGTGGTAACACGAACAAAAGTGCCTTTTTGTGCATGCTTCTCAATATATTCGGCTATTTGCTTAAATGCCTTGCAATTTATCCATGTTGTGTCATCAATCCATTGACCGTTACTATCTTTCCTTGATTTACTAATAGCTAGAGAAAATGTGGTAAATGGAATAAAAATATCGTTACTGGGAATATAGCGGATGTCTAATTTGCCGATGCGTCCGGTAAAGTTACACTGGTTCTGGTTTGCCATTTAATTCCTCCAATTCTGATTTACGCATGTCATAAACTTCTTTAGCTTTAGTCTGTTCAATCGTTCCCTCTAATGTTTTCCATGCCAAACTGAAGTGTTTTTTTAGTTCAGTAACTGTTTTTGATGAAGTTGCTTTCCCTGTAAATTCAGTGAGGACGTCAGCCGATGTTTCCTGTTTATAAACCACCTGATGGGTTTCAGCGTCAGGGTCAATAGCCGTTTCTTCTGTTGGAATACAAAACGCCTGAAATGCTGCATATTTATAAGCAATAGACATGGCTTTGTTGGTCGCTTTGTCTCCAGCATCCATTGCCTCTCCAAATGTAGTTACGGTATGCTTGCTGCCATCTTCAGTGGCAATAAAATCAAACTCGGCTTTAACGGTGACATAAAATAAGCTTCCTCCATTTCTTGTTTGTCTCTCAGTCACATTGCGTTCAATAATGCGGGGTAAAATAAGCAATCCGTGCTTAACAAGTGCCGGAGATAATGCGTTATAAACAGCATCAATACTTCTAAATTGAAAATTCTGGGTTGTGTTTTGTCCTGTCTTTTTTATTCCTATTTCAGACAAATGTTTAGCGACCTCGCTAATGGCTTTATAAACTTGACTCATTGTTAATCACCCCTTATTTTTCCGCCTAATGGTCCATCTCTTAGTTCCTGACCAATAAAAGGATTGTATTCTTTATTTTTAGTATCTATCGGTTGGTAAGTATTTATCGATGACTGACTTATTAATTTTTCTAGCTCTTTTGCTTCTTTATCGTACATTTCCATTGCTTGACGTTTTTCTTTCATCGATGGCGATAAAGGTTCTTTTCCTTGCCTGATTGCGTCCATCTGTTGTATTGCATAGGCAATAGCGTCTTCTTTTGATTGACATCTTCTTTCATCGGTCAGCCTCGGCAATTTCATGTGAAATCTCCTCGAAAATCCTGCCAGCTGATAGGGACGTTTCGGTGTCCAAGCACTTCACGTTGATGTTCATATTTGTTATGCTCCTTAAGCTCATTGCTTTTTCTTTGCACCTTGAGCAACTGAGTTAATTCAAATAAAGTCATGAGTTATTCCTATCTTGCTAACAGTAAAACGAGGCTTGCCAACGCGATGATTAGCACGGTGGGGATAATTTTTATGGTGTCTTTTCTGGCGAAGCTGTCACTATTTAAGACGTAGCGAAGCTCCTGCTGCTTAAGCTGGTTCATGTTTTTGGCTCTTAATTGATATTCAGATGTGATTAATTTGTAGAATACGGTCTTTATTCGTCCGATTTCTTTGATTGATATTTAAGTAGTGCCTGTGTTGCTCTGCGGTGTCGACGATGTGCGTTATAGAGTTCACGCTTTTTCTTCATTAACGCCCTATAGTGGGGCTTTGTATGCTCGATGACGCCTTCGTATTCTGGTTTTTCTGGGCTAAGTGAACCACAATGCGCTCTAGGGTCACCATTTTTGAGTAAATATTGGCGTATGGCAGAATGATAAATATCTTTCAGCGTCACGATGGCTTTTTCGCAAGCAAAAATATCTTTGGATGCCGCAATGATATGAGCAATAATAACGTCCTGATTCATCGTCATCTTAGGCCACCTGACTATATTTGTCGTGGGTGAATTCACCATTCCAGTCTTTCTTCATCGGTAGCTTACCTTTAAAGTATTGGTTATATAGCCATGTAGCCCCCTTTTTTAGCAGAACGATTTTGTAACACTGACGTTGCCCGTAATCGTTTGTCATGATGAAGGGGGATTCGGTTAGATACGTGTCTCTCGCATAGGAATGAACACGCCAGACATGAGCCTTGCTGATATCCTTTTCTGCATCGTAGAGAAAATGACGCGATTCGAGAAATAAATTAACCTGGTTAATGTTTACGCCATTAAGTTGTTTGCAGAATTGAACGGGTGTCATCCCAGCCTGAAACAGGTTTTTTAAACAATCAATTTCGGTTTTTTGTTCCTTGTTAACTAACGATAAGTGTTGAACTTTCTCTGCCATTTCAGCAGCAAGCCGTAGTGCATCAGGAAGTGTTTGTGGAATAACATGTGTAGCCGTTTTTGCCTGTCTTTCGCATTCAATGAAATACTGTCTGGCCTGTTTTCCTTTTTCATTACGCTCAACCATTGATAACTCTTTCGCCATATCGAAGGAAATGTGGTATTCCTTCGCTGGACGACCTCCGAAGGGGTTTTCGCCAGAATTGGCGAAAACTATATAGTCGATATTTTCTACAAATCCGTACTGCTTAATACGGTCTTTAATCCAATTTGAAAAATCCTTGCCAACTTCTAGAAATTGATGTAAGTCACGAGCATTGACTGTTTGGATTAATTCGCCGTTAATGTTTTTAGTTTCTATTGCAATCAGTTGATGTAATTTAGACATAAAAATATTTCTCCGTAATTAAACGAATTAAGGTGTTAACGTGAAAGATTTTGCAGATTGACCCCTAAACCCGTTATACTTACCAAAAAGGAGGATTTCCTATGGGTCAGGTTGCATTTGATACATTAAAATTTGTTGAAACGCTTGAAAGTGCTGGTTTACCAAAAAATCAGGCTAAAGCGATTTCTTTAGCTGTACGTGAATCACATGAAGCAGTTGATGTAGCGACTAAAGCTGATATTGCTGAAGTAAATCGCAATATTGCTGATGTTCGTAAAGACTTATCTGCTGAGATGAATTTACGTTTCGAAAGAGTAGACGCTCAAATATCTGATGTTCGTAAAGATATGGCGGTGCGTTTCGAGAAAACTGATGGTCAGATAGCGTTGATTCGTAAAGACGTTGAAACTATTGCTACTGGACTACTTTTAAAACTTGGTGGTGTAATCGTTGTGACTATTAGTGCTGCAACGGCAATACTCAAATTCTTCTAATTCTTCGATTGCAGGTTCAAATCCTGCACAGCCCGCCAATTTCACGATATATCTTCATCAGCCTACGATTCTCTTTCTCAAGACGATCATTTTCATTTGTTAAGCACCTGATAATTTCTTTGAAAGTGCGTATTTCTCTGTCATCATCATCACGAATATCAATACTGCTTAAGTATATTGAATCGCTCAAATCACGACTGCCATTAGTTACGCCAACCAGATTACCCATATTAGGGTGTTTTGCTGTTAAAATGCGTGGATTGTCCAGTCTCATCATTTGTACTCCTTTGTTTATTCTAATTATTTATTGCTGTGTTAGTACCCAATTCCAATGGCACCCCTACAATCTGGTGGGTTACTGGTTAAATCGCGATTTTGTTTTTCACGAATACTCATATTTGCACATTGACCAAGAATTAACTTATTATTTTCTAAGGCTACAAATGCGTCTCTAATCTTGTGGCTTAGAGTATTAATATCAACTTCGTTTAATGATAAATCGCGTTTGTAATTAATTTCTAACAGATTAGCTAAAACTTCACGTGCTTTGTCTTGTGATTTCGCACTTAATTCTTCAAATTTCATACTTCCTCCTAAATATTAATAAGTTTAAGGATGCATGCCAAGTGCCTCTTGGTGTCCGCTTACAGTCATCACGGACGGGTAAACGCAATCAAACTATATTTAGCTATATAAATAGATAATTTATAGTGTGTTGACTGTCCCACGAGCGCAGAGCCGCATTCACACATCCTTAAATTGATTATGGGTTAAAAATAATGCAAGTTTATTAATTACCCTGATTTAATTTTAACCTTACTATAAATAGGGAGGTTATTTTGTGTAATATACGATAAGTGATTAAGCGAGCTGTGATTTGGGCAGGAAAGTTACTGCAATTAGAGAATAATCATCAATACTAGTATTTTTATTTATTCTTCTTTGTAAGCTGGAAGCAAAGCGTATAGGGTTTTTTAGTGTTTCGATAGAGAATCTGGGGCGCTTTTCCCAAAAATGATGGGCACCATCTGACATGATGTACAAATTCAAAAGCCCATTATTTTCAATAAGTTCAGAAACTGGATAGCATAGCTTCTGGTATTGAAGCTCAACAATTCTTGATATAGCCGTTGTGAGTTTATTTTTTCCTTTAATATTTTTTAACTCTTTTTTTGTATATATTTTTTCATCTAATAGACTTTGATGTACGGTATGGTCTTTAGATAATTGGATTAGTTTATTTTTATTTTTTACATAAATTCTTGTATCACCAATATGACCTATATGGACATTATCGTTGTTAACATAACAAAAAGTTAGGGTTGTTGCAGAATGATATAAATCAGGATTTTCATCTGATATTTTTAATATCTCATCTTTGATAGTGCTGAATATAGAATCTATATCTATATCATGATCTAAAACCATTTTTGATAGGTTATTAATAGCTATTTGAGAAGCTAATTTAGCACCTTTATATGAACCGACACCATCAGCTATCGCAAAGATATAACCATTCCCTATTTTTAAAGGAGGTAAAATAGAATCCTGATTTTCCTTGAAATCGTCTTTACCATAAGAAAAGAGACCACAATTTAACAGCTCGATCATTGATTCCTCCTTTCAATTACGTTGTTTAAAGCAGCTAACATTTCTGAAACAGATTGGTACCTATCTTTACATCTTAGATTAGTACTCTTACGTATAATGTCATCAACACCGTCAATCGCTAAAATATCCATTTCTTCCATTATAACGCCAAGTGCGTAGATATCTGACTGTATACTATATTCTCCCTTCTTCGCTTCAGGTGACATATACTCTACAGTTCCTAACGCAATCTGAATCTTTGTTAATATCTCTGATTCAGATTCGTTATTTGAGTTTTTTATTAGGCCGAAATCTGATACTTTATAAACATCATTGTTAAATTTTAGAATATTAGCGGGTTTTAGATCTCTGTGAAGATAACCTTTCTGATGAACATAATTGACTCCCTTTAAGATCATTTTTGTTATTTCCATTTTTTTATTTATATCTAATATATTTTCAGAGAGTTCTTTTCTGAGGTCTGTTTGCGAAAGTTCCATGATAAACCAAGGATTTTTGATTTCCATGTGATGCATGCATATATAGACAACATTAGAATGTTTACAATTAGCTTGATAAAAAACTTCTCGTTTAAATCTTCTTCTCAATTCATCATGAGTAAATATTGAGCCAACATATTCTTTTTGAACGGATAACGTTTTTCTAGCATATTGCCCAGCTAATTTTCCATTCAAATTAAATAATTTTATTAATTCAACTTTCCCAAAAGTACCATTCCCAATTTCTTCAACTGGTTCTATTAAATAGTTCCCTTTTCTTTCCATACTTTTAGCCTTTTTTAAGTATGGACATAATTTACTATTAAATTAATGAGTAACCTATTAATTAATTGCTTCAAAATTTTGCTGTAGCTTCCCTAGACATCAGAAAAGGGCGGCGTAGTTTTGGTTTGACTGAATACAAAGCTACTTTTGGCAGACAACAATTATCAAAAGAATCATAAACTTTAGTAGGACGAATTGAAATTGCCTTTTCTACACGATTAATCACTTTTCTTTTTAGTGAAAGGATAGGGCGTTTAGTGTTTGTTGGTGTTTGTTGCTGAGAGGGTTTGCTTCGATTTAAGGCTGCTTTCAGTGCCATATTAAGTGCTTTGTTATATTCATAAGCTGCTTGCTTGGCTCTTCTACGCTCATGTCTACGACTACGAGCATTATCATAACCATGAAAGTTACACATATTACCTCCTGACAATGGGTTTTGGTGGTGTGTGCCGGAGGTATCCGGATTATATTTACAGTCATATTGGTAGTACCCTGGTGTTGGTTTTTGACTTAATGACTGTATTTTTGTTATTTCACACACCCCAAAACCGACTGTTTGGGTGTTTTGTGGTTACGCTTTTTCAGCGAAAGAGTGTTAAAGAGCGGTACTGCTTAACTGTCGTCACTTGCCTTCATGTTCATACGCCTCAGGCTGGCTACTTAGCAACGTCTGGCAAGGTTTCAGATAACTCGGAGTCTTGTCTTGGCGTTTGCCTGTTGCAGTGAGTTGATGGATATCAATATAAAATAACTTAGTTTATATTGCAACTAAAAACTAAATATATTTTGTTTTATGGCGATCTGAGACCGCCAGAATGAAAGCAAGAGGGTTATAATTCGAAGTGGACCCCACGAACGGTGCCAATAATTTCGCAAGAATCGGTTATGAGTATTTTGTCGTATCGGGGATTTAATGGCATTAAATAACTATTAAGTCCATCGATAACTAATTTTTTTACCATCATTATACTTCGTGGGGGATTACTTAAATTATCAGATATGATAGCAGCAACTATTTTTCCATTCGTTGGTTCATCTAAAGGATCTATAGTGATTATTGCCCCTTTAGGAATGCTTGGCTCTCCATAAGGGTTAACCATTGTATCGTCATCTATTCTTACACAAAAAGCCTTTGGTGAGGCACTAACAAAATCAGGGATTACTTTTTCTTGGTTAGGCATTTCATACCCTCCATTTTTGGTGAAAGAAATTGCTTCTTCCCAAGTCAATAGAGGGATAAATCTAATATTACTATTATTTATAGGAATCACTGATCCTGGATTTTTTCCGTATAATAAGTAATTTTCTGTTGTATTAAGTGCTCTTGCTAGTTTGCTAAGAGCTTTACCTCCAGGTTCATTTAGGTCTTTTTCCCAATATCCTACTGTAACTCCTGTAACGCCTATAGCTTTTCCAAGTGTAACTTGGGTGTATTTTTTTAGTTTTCTTAAATATTTGAGGCGTTGACCTAATGTTTTCACAATAGACTCCATAAATTTGTAATCTAATTTATTTTAGTTTTTATTGACCTAATAAAAGTTATTTTATAGAATCTAAATAAAATTATATAAATGGAGGGGACATGACAGTTAATCAGTTGAAGTCATATTTTGGTAAAAATAGACAGATAGCCGATTTTTATGGCATCACTTTAGAGGCTATATATATGTGGCGTAAGCGAAGTGGTCAAATAATACCCAAATCTAGAGCTTTGGAAGCCGAATATAGAACTAATGGTGCACTAAAGTTTGATCCATCATTTTATGCAAAGAAAAATAATGATCTTACCAAAATATAATTTTTAGTTTAAAAACCGCTCTTTAACAACCTGGCCTCCCTGAAATTGGGAGATTTTAAATTCCCAACCCATCGGGAGGGATAACTATTATCTGAAACTTATGGATTAAGTGTAGGATAAGATTGCTGCAAAGACTATCAAATCATTTTGTCTGTATGCTATTTGATTTGCGGGTTTTTGAGTATTTTCTTGCAGAATAGAGATAAGTATTCGGTAAGCAACAGTTATCAAATGAAGGCTGAGGCTTTTTGTCTTTTAGATTGAGAGTGAGTGATGCAAGGGTATTAACGGTATCATCTTGCTTGTTGAATATGGAATCAAGGATTTGCTCTGTAGAACGTGGCTTAGGTTTCGCTTCGTATTCAGCGCGTTTCCTATCCCAGAATGCCATTTGCTTTGCCAGGCGACGAGATTTAGCATTGTCTTTTTTAGGTTTAAAGATAATGGTTGCCATTTTGTTCCTCCTAAATAAGTTTTAGTGGTGTGTGCCGGATACTTCCGGTTTGTACTCACAGTCTGTTTATTCCCTGGTGTAAAAATGAAGTTCAACTGTTTTGTTATATTCACACACCCCAAAACTCACTTGGTGGTGCTCTAAAGCTTATTCAGAGCGGTGATCCCAATATGTTAAAGAGCGAGATGACTTAGGTACTGATGACTACACTTGCCTTCATGTTCATATGCCTCAGGCTGGCTACTTAGCAACGTCTGGCAAGGTTTCAGATAACTCGGAGTCTTGTCTTGGCGTTTGCCTGTTGCAGTGAGTTGATGGAATATAATCTACAAATTAAAATTTAAATTGTCAATGTATTTTATAATTTAATTTGTAATTATAGGCGTGTAAATTTGAATTGTTTATAAATAAAATTTAAAAAAGAGGGTTTTAAAGAGTTTAGACTATATTCTTTTTTGTTTTAAAAGTTCTGCTATTTTCTTCTCATAAAAATTTTTTTTGATTTCTAGTTCTTTTAGAATCAAATCAACATCACTTTCAGGAAGGGATTCAAATAATTGTAATATCAACTTTTGTTTTTCCGTAAGCGTGTTTTTTTTCATAGAAAAAATTTCATGACTTTTATTTTCTTGATTTGTTAACTTATCGGAGAAGAACCAATCTACAGTTTTTCCTGTTACTTCAGATAATTTCTTAAGCTTATCCATTCTAGGTATTACATTTTTCAACCAGCCTTGAACAGACTGGGGCTTAACTCCCATTCTGCGAGCCAGTTCTGATTGATTCCAGCCTAGCTCATCTAACACCTGCTGAAGTCTTTTAGGAAAACTCATACTTTTACCCATTGAATAATTATCACTATTAAAGCATACAAAATTTTTTTGTTATTAACATTGCAAATATAATTTGAAATTTAAAATTAAATCTGTAATATCATTAAACCTAATTGGAGGAGTTCGTATGGATATAGATCTAAAAAATAAAATATTTGCTATCACGACTCAGTCTGAGTTAGGTCGTAAATTGGGTAAACGTCCTCAGACAATTAGTGTTTGGTTTAGAAATCGTGTTCCTGCTGAATGCGTTTTTTCAATGGCTAAAGTTTTAGAGTGGCAGATCACTCCCCACGAGCTACGCCCTGATATTTACCCAAACCCAACAGATGGTATCCCTGCTAATAAGCAAAATACTCTCTGAGTAACACCGTTCTTTAACATTTTGACTCGCTCTGAATAAGCGTTAGAGCCACCACAACCTCATAGGAATATCGAGGTAGGGAATTTTATTACTTAAGGATTATAACCATGGAATATTCAAATACTATCAAAATCACCTGCAAACCTGAGCATTTAGAATCTTACTTCTACCAGAAGATGGCATCCGAAGGCGGTAATAACGGGTTTGCTAAATCACTAGGGATCCACCCATCAACAGCGAGTCGGGATAAAACCAGAATATTTAAATTAGCCTGTCAGGTCGTCTCAGAATACGGCTTGCCGAGGCATGTGGTGAGTATACCTGATTCATCGACACAGGAGGTTGTCATTACAAATATTTCAGGTGAGGAAATACGAAAGCTGATTGATATGCTGGAGCATTTAAGACTGCCAAAAAAAGAAGCTTCAAAGTTAAAAAACGATGAAGCCTCTAAATGTCAGATGGAAATATGTATTTAACTACGATTTCAAGGAGAAGGGAAACGCCGAATTTCCCTTTTTTCTTTCAATTTCAGCGAGGTCATTATGCCAAAAAATCGCCGATTTATCAATAAAAACCATGAAGAAAAAGCTCATCCAGATAGTCCTGATGGGCTATTGGTTGCTGCATCAAAAAATAAGCGTTTCGCACATCGATTTGTATCAGAATTCAGAAAGTTACAAGGAGTTAAAAATGGCTGCAACAGTCACCAGTCTTGATGATTACAGAGTTAAAAACGAAGTCAGGGAGAATACCGTGGCTGAGATTGAAAATGGGTATACCAGAGTAGCGAATGAGCTACTTGAAGCGATAGCCGGTGCTGATTTAACTGTCAGACAGATAAAAATCTTACTCACTATAGTCAGAAAAACTTATGGCTTCGGCAAAAAGCTTGATCGAATTACGAATACACAAATTGCAGAAATAACAGGTATACATCATACCCATGTTTGTAAAGCAAAGAATGAAATGATTTCAATGAATATCTTAATCTTGGAAAAGGGAAGAATAGGAATTAACAAAAAAATATTTGAGTGGAATTTTAATATTAGCCAAAATAGCAAAACATTAGCCAATTCAGCTAATGATAATAAATTAGCTAAGTCAGCTAATAAAAGTTTAGCCAAGTTAGCTAATCTTAGGTTAGCTGCGCCAGCTAAACACAAAAGAAATATTTTAAAGAAAAAAGAAAATACTCCCCTAACCCCTCACGAGGGGAATGATGAGAAATTAATTTCTAACAATCGAAAAACCAAAATCCCCTATCAGGAAATCCTACAAGTTTACAACGAGACGGTAGGTGACAGATTACCCAATGCTGAATCACTGAACGACAAACGAAAACGGGCTATTGGTAAATTCTGGAAAGAACTCAAAAACCCTTCGGTTGATGCTGCCAGAAACTATTTTGAAGTATTTGTTGAAACAGCAAACCCGTGGTATTTCGGAGAAAATGACCGAGGCTGGCGAGCAAGTTTTGATTATCTGCTAAGGCCTGACACGGTAACAAAAACTAGGGAAGGGGCGTTATGAGTTATCAAGTGGTCATTCAGTCAAGGAGGACAGAGCGAATGACCGAAGTTAAAAGTTAGCATTTTTACCTCAGGTTTAAAATTCAATCTCAATTTGCTATTCAGATACCCGTTTAAAATACACCCCTTTTCATTCTAAACCGTTTTCTCGATAAAAACGTATTATTCTCACCACTAAAATTTTATCGCTGCTCAGAATGCGATACAGCGCGTTTTAGATTTAAGGAATGACCCGATGAGATATAGTATTAATCAAGTACCTAATAACATCGCTGCTGAGCAAAGTGTTATTGGTGGTTTGTTGATAGACCCAATGAGCGATAATGCTTCAAAGGTGTTTTCACTGCTAAGCCCTGATGATTTTTATGCCACGCACCACCGATTGATTTATGCAGAAATGCGCGCGATGAGCCGGAGACGTCAGGCAATCGATATCATCACGGTGGATGAAGCGTTGTCTAAATCAGGGATGGCTAAAAAGGCCGGTGGATTTGCCTATCTTGCTGAGATAGCCAAAAATATCCCGAGTGCCGCAAATATCGTCAGTTACGCAAAAAGTATCAAAGAGTGTGCAGTAGAACGCTATACGGTTGAAAAAACCATTGAGATTCAACAACTGTTTATTCAGCCTAATACGCTAGAATTTAGTGATAAAATTGATATGGCGCAACGTCTGATTGATGAAGCAGCAAAGTTTGGCAAAGTGGGTTACAAAACAGGGCTTAGCCGGATTGATGATGTATTGGACAATACGTTTACAGAGATTTGTAACCGTCAGGATAATCCTGAAAAGCATTGTGGACTCAAAACAGGATTTAGGGACTTTGACGACTTGCTTAAACCCAAACAAATCGTTAATGGTTCGCTGTTTGTTATTGGGGCACGCCCCAAGGTGGGTAAAACGACTGTACTTACTGAAATGGCGAGAAATGTGTCAAATCAAGGGAAAGTGGTGCTGTTGTTTAGCATGGAAATGACGGATAGCCAATTAGCCGAGCGCATGTTAAGTCAACAATCCAATCTTAATTCAAATCGGTTTTATGAGAAACTGGCAGAGCACGAATGGGATGAGCTGAGTAATGCAATGGGTAGACTCAAACAGTGCCCAAATATCTGGATTGATGATACGCCAGCTATGACTTTGCATCACATACAATCAGAATGTCGTAAAATAAAACGTAAAATAGGCGATATTGGGTTTATTGGCGTTGATTATTTAACACTGATGCAGACTGAAAAAGCTGACAGAAACGATTTAGCCTACGGAAATATCACTAAAGGGTTAAAAGTTTTAGCAAAAGAACTTAATACTGTTGTCGTGTTATTAACACAATTAAACCGAAGTTTAGAACAGCGCACCAACAAAAGACCCATGCCCAGTGACAGCCGCGATACGGGGCAAATTGAGCAGGATTGCGATTATTGGTTAGGGATTCATCGAGAATCGGTTTATGACACGGAAGCAGATAAAACGCTAACAGAACTCATACTACGGTTAAATCGACATGGTAAAACAGGCACGGTTTACGTTGACCAGAAAGGACTAAGTATTTTCCCTATTGACCAGCATGTAGCCGCAGCAAAAAGCCAACCACAAAAAGAACCTAAGCGTTATTCAGATAAGAAATTCTAATCAGGACACCCTCCAATGAAATACCAAATTGAAGCAACCCTTGTTAAGGATGGCGGCGAACCTGTGCATTGGCAGCGCTTTAGCGACAAAGCACTATCAGAAAAAGATTGCCTGAAAATGTTATCCCAGCCGTCCATGTTCAAAATGCAATTTAGAGAGCTGGATTACTACTGGACTGTTGGCAGTGGCAAGGCTGGAAAATGTGACAAATTGCCAAAAGTGTTAATAAAGAATTTCAGTTGTATAAAAATAAAATAATAGGCAGGAGGCGCATTTGGAAGACAAATTACTCTTCCACGAATCAACGAAACAATCCGTCTGGCAAACCTTAAAAGCTGTTCTCGCAACAAACCAACCGCATCACCTCATCATCAAGCCCTTCAAGCAGACTCGAAGCCTATCGCAAAATTCACTTTTTCATTTGTGGACATCTGAGATAAGCAAATATCTGTGTGCTAACAACGCTAATTATACCGCTGAGCAGGTGAAGGAAATGTTGAAACATACATTCTTAGGTTATGAAGTTGTAGAGCGTATCGATGTGACCACACAGCAGCCAGAGCGCGTCAGAACGCTCAGGAGGACATCAAAACTTGATACGGGTGAGATGCATGTTTTTATGCAAAAAGTGGAATGCTGGGCGATTGGCATATGTTGTTTCGTGACGATACCGGAGAGTTCGGAGTATATGAAATTAAAACAGGAACAAGAAAATTAAATGGCACTGAAAAGGGATAAATACGATGCTGTGTTCTCTGAATTAGTTCGCGAAAGAACAAACTGGATATGTGATTATTGCGGACGACATTTTCAGCATGAACGCGCTAAGCTGCACTGCTCACACTTCAAATCAAGGCGACACAAAGCCACCCGTTATCACCCCTTAAATAGTTTTTCGCACTGTCAAGGCTGTCATCGTAAGTTAGGCGAAGACCCTTACGAGTTTACCGCGCATGCAGAAATTACCTACGGTGAGATGACCATTGCCAAAATAGCGATGCTAGCAAATACCCCTGTAAGGCTCAAGGTGGGTGAAATGGATGAAATCTACCGTCAAATGAAAAGTGAGCTAAAAAGAATGAAAATGATGCGACTTCAAGGTTTTTTAGGGCGAATTGAGTTTTTCTTACCGGATTGGTATCAGGCAGGTATCACCTTTCGAATGGGCGAAGAAAAAGCCCACACATTTTAAACCACCATAACTATTCAACGCAGGGCATTGAAAGCATGCCCCTATTCCTATTTTTGCCGGAGGGGAGATGAGCAGGCACGTAAAAGATTTGTTAGAAGCATGGGGAAACTGGAGCATGAGCCGGATTGGAACCGAGTACAAAGGTATGTCTTCCATTGCTCCTGTTAAATTCGATGATGATAGACCTTGGTTAAGCGATGAGGAAGGCGAAATAGTTGATAAGGCCGTAGCAGGATTAAAAAAATACGACATCGATGGATATAACATTATTTGCTTACATTATCAGCATCATATTTCATGCCGAATGATAGCTAAAAACTGGAAGAAAAGACCCGATTATATCACGGCTTACATGGGTAGGGCTGAATCCTACATCGCTGGCACTGTTCACACACTCCTTAAAGCAACAAATTGACAACACCGTATAGACTATCGTATGCTGACCGTACTGAACTAATGTGCGGCAAACCGCACCCGATAGCCATGCGGCTTTTTTATGCCTGTTATACGGCGTAATTGCATTCAGATAATGATCGGGTGGAGAGGCGTAATACAAAACCCAAAAGGGGAATATGCCCAGAGCTTCACATTAGGCTCAGTTAACACCCGATCGCCACTACTAACTGGCGTATTTTGACTAAACTAATGTGGAGGCCGAATATGGCTACTCAAATCACCGTAGAAACTATCCCCGCCATGACTCATAATGAGATTCCAGTTATGACAACTGAACTTTTGGCTTGGCTCTATGGTACAGAAACAAACAATATCAAAGTTAATCATTCGCGTAATTCAGATAGATTTGTTGAAGGAAAACATTATTTCAAATTGGAAGGCTCAGAATTACGAGAATTTAAGCACAAGGTTACTCAAAGTAACTCTGTGAAAATTGCACCTAATGTTCGTAGCCTCATGCTCTGGACAGAACGCGGCGCAGCAAGACACGCTAAAATGCTTGAAACCGATCAAGCATGGGAAGTCTTCGAGCAATTAGAAGATTACTATTTTCATGCAGAAAGAACATTTAATACACCTAAACACCATCCAGAAGCGAGAGAACTATTAACTGCTGATGATACCTCACATCTTTCTCGTTTAATTTGGACGATGGCTAACGGCTTCCGATTTGAGCGTTCATGGACACAAGGCATCTGGTATGCTTTACGTCATGCAACAGGGGTAGAGTCACCTCAAAATTTTGAAGTTAATCAGATACCGATAATCGCAAAAGAATGCGAAAAGATTTATAACTTCACCAATGGCGTTAAAGAAGCGATCTATGAAGCGGAGAAACAGGCCGTAAGGCGAGTACTCCGCAAACGTGAGGACGCAGACAAGGTGTTAGCTGAGATGACACAACTACTTGAAGAGAGTAATCAGGAGCATACCTTTGTTTTGACCGATACATTAGCACGCTGGCAACAAGCAGAGATACAGCAATTTTTACAGCGTCGTTAAATACTGATCAAATCATCAGTAAAATACTTGACTGTCCGTACATCCGTACAGTATTATATGCTATAGTAGCGCAAAGCTATTGAGTTAGCGCTTAAACATATTATCAGAACCTCGCTTTTTGCGGGGTTTTTTCGTTTTGGTTCTGACTCAAACTGTAAAATGAGGTAATTACTATGTCATTTAGTATACATAATTCTTTTAATTCACCGGAGATTCCTCCAAAAAAGAAAAACATTGAGCAACAATATATATTAATATTGACATCCGGATATTATGAGTTGGCTAGAGCTATTTTTGATCAGAATGATAGATTTCTTTGGTTTGAGAGTTCAAGAGGGATAATTTCTCGAAATAAATACAAAGCTTGGGCGGAATTGAATCCTCTTAGTCGCCGAACGATTTTCGATGAAAATGAGATCCAGAACTATTTAATTGATTAAAAAATATTACAGGCGATACTATCGTTACGGTGCTGAATCTATTTGTGTCAAAAAATAAGTAATTAACCTGAATTTATCCCATTAATCATATCAGGCTGCACGGTGAGGGGCATTACGCTATTTGGGCTATGTTACCCGTCCAAAAAGCTTGAATAAACGTTAAAAATAAGCTACTGCAATACTCAAAAAGGCAGCAACATAAACAAGTAAAGCAGCTGTCTCCCTTTTTTAATTTAAAGCAATGGAACCCTCAGTGGGAGGGTATATGCGTATGTCTGAAAAATACTCAACACCGGCTGCCTATCTGTGGGGCATCATGACGACCATCGGTGGTGTTACAACAACGATTTTTGATTTTTTAACCCTTGACCAGTGGGTAGCGGTGATGGGTATTGGCTGCACGATAGGGACATTTTTTATCAACGTGTACTACCGCCGAAGGGAGTACAAACTCAAAGAGCGTCAGTATGAAGATACCGAAAAAAATAGTGATGGCGACCGGTGGTAGTGCGGTGTTTTTAGCCTCAAGTATGATAACCCATTTCGAAGGATTAAGACTTAATCCCTATTTTGACGGTGGCGGTATTCTTTCGGTTTGCTACGGTCACACAGGCAATGATATTGAGCGTAACCGGACGTACACGCAAAAAGACTGCGATAAATGGCTTGATGACGATTTAAAAGCGGTAAAACGTTACGTTGACCCGCTGGTCAAGGTCAATATCAATACACTAACACAGGCAGCTCTTTACTCATTTGCCTACAACGTGGGTGGGGGGAATTTTGGGAAATCCACACTACTCAAAAAGCTCAACGCCGATGACCGAAAGGGCGCTTGTGATGAGATGAAGCGATGGGTTTATGTGAAAGGCGAAGTCTGGAAAGGACTAATGACCCGTCGAGAAATAGAGAGTGTAATATGTTATGGCGACCTTACGCATTTGTCGTAGCGATTATTGCTGCATTGGTTTTGTCACTCGTTTTCATCAACGCCCGTTATCAAAACGTCAAGCAAAACTATCAGACGCTAAAACAGCAATATCAAGCGCAAATTGAAACGGTAAAATTTCAACAGCAAAAAATTGATGCTTTACAGCAGCTCGATATTCAACAGACTGAGAAATTAAATAATGCCAAAAAGGAAATTGCTAAGCTGCATGATGCTGTGCGCGCTGGCACTAAGCGGTTGCGTGTCAACGCCGTGTGTCGTGCATCCAAAACCGCTACCGCCAAGAGCCGATATGATGAAGCCAGCCCACAACTTGGTGAGGCAGCTAGACAGGATTATTTCCATCTCAGAGAGATGATAGCTGAGAACGAAAAGCAGACGGAATACTTACAGAGTTATATCAAAACACAGTGTAAATGAATCGGGAATTGATACTTACGAATTTTAATAATCATAGTGCAAGAGGTGAATAAAATGAAATGTTCAATTATGGAAAATCAGTCAGGAAATGTAGTAATTCTTTCTAAAGGAGGAGAATATGACTCTAAAATAACAGAGAGTGAAATATTTAAAGATTGGATATCAGAGTCACAAAAACAAAATATTCGAGCAGTTATTCAAAAAAACTTAGATATTAGAAATTATGGAACTCTTAAGGGTTTAATTTTCTCTAGTCTAAAAGATGATAAAAATAATTTATTTATCAAAAATCATACTAAACCTGTAGTAAGAAGAATATCAATAGATAAAGTGGTACAGGAAATATTTAGTAAACCGATAACGAATTTAGTAAATATACAAGAGTTTCTTAATGAAAATGGGAATAAGGATGTTAAATTTACAGCCTCTGTAAGTGGAAATAATACTGTTTCAATTAGAACATCATTGACTACTACTGATACAAATAATTCGGGTTTTGAGATTGGATTAGGTCTAGAAATATCTGGGTTTAAGTTTAGTCCAAGTTTTAACACAGGTTTAGCTAAATCCGAATCAAAGATGGAAGATAACATAACCGCTGACTCGACAGTTCATAATTCTGCTGCAGTTTTTACCCTTAAACCAAATGAAAAAGCTATTGTTGCATTGAAAAATGATGAATATGAAGTAAATGCTAGAATTGTTTATTCTATTCGTTTGTCTGGTCTAATATATGCCATTTCCTATAAAGATGGCCAAAATTTTTATTCTGGTTATGATATAGAAGAGGTTATGAAAGAAGCAAATATTTCTAACCAACAAAAAATCGAACAAGAGTTAAATATTAGTGGTTACCTACGTTCAAATGTAATATTTAAATAAACATCCTTCGTACTTATCAAATATTTTTAATCACAGAACCTTACAGAAAATCGAGCCTGAGAATCGCCGTTTAAAATGGTACTTTTTCTGTGGGCGGCTTTTCTGTGTGAGCAGGTTCGATTTTCTATAAGGAAAAGTACGATGAAAGCAGTAACAACTATGAGCAATGTTAACTTCTATTAATTAACATTTTTCAAAACTTACAACTCCAGCGTACCACATGCGCAACTAATCCAAACATCGAACCCGTTATTTAGGAATGAGCTTTTGAGGTAATCAGTTTTGCTGATGTCACTTCGATGGGCTGATTTCCTATGTGGCAAAGGTTCATTACCTAAGTAAGGAAGACATCATGAATCATGTATTAACATTTAAGACCCACAATATCGTTCCCTTTAATAATGGAGACGGAAAAATATGGTTCACCGGTCATCATATGGCAGAGCTACTTGAATATGCAGATGTTAAGTCAGTCAATAGGCTATACAACAGAAATAAAAATGAGTTTAGTCCTGAAATGACCCAGGTGGTCAATTTGACCTCTTGTAATAAAAACAATGACATACAGTACAATAGAGTAAGACTTTTTTCACTTAGAGGCGCTCATCTACTTGGGATGTTGGCAGATACAAAAATCGCTAAAGCACTCCGTAAGTGGTTACTGGATTTAGCGGAAAAAGAAAGCCAACCAGCCAATCTTGCTCTGTTAGATATGGAAGGATTGAAATCATTAACGATTGGCGAAATGCAAAATAGATTGGTTGCGGCGAATAAATGGTCGTTTGACAATTTTGGTAGAAAAGGAAGCGACTTAATGAACTTACGTAAGCGTCATCTAAATAAGATACGTAAAGCAGAAAAAACAATTATGGCACTTTCTCAATTAAGACTACCAGGATTTGATGATACTCCAAATGGAGAAAGTCAAGCATGACCCCTGAACAATTTATCGAAACCAATGTCAAGGCCGAGTTAATGAAGCTCGGTTTTTCTAACTCTGTCGCCAGCTTAGCCACAAGTGAAGCTATCCGCTATTACCGCAAACAGCCAGCGAGTAAACGAGGCAAGATGCTAGAAGATTGTCTCAATCAGGCTAAACGATGGGCGAAGAGTGCGGCTAAAATTAAACATTAATTTGAAACAGGTGAAATGATGAAAGAAATAACCGAAGAACAACAAATGCGCCTTGATATTTTAAGGTTGGTATTACTCGATACGGCAGCAGCACAAATCACCATCGATTTTGTGAAAGACGAGAAGCTGAAATTTGAGATATTTAAGGATTTATGGCACGAGTCCGGCGCAGAAAGTACGCCTGTTGCCCGTGCGCAAAAGTCAATTCAAAAAGGGAAAGAGGCTTTACTTCTTTTCCCGTAAATCTAGCGAGTAGATGATTGGTAATTATCACAATGAAGGTAGGTCAACTCAAATGTCATTATTTGAACTGCGAAGTAATTTAAGGAGTAAATATGGCAGCGCCAAAGGGAAATCGCTTTTGGGAAGCAAGAAGTAGCCACGGAAGAAAACCCGTTTTTGAAAATCCAGAGCAGCTATGGCAAGCCTGTTGTGAATATTTCGAATGGATAGAAAATAACCCGCTAAAAGAAGAAAAAGTATTTTCTTATCAGGGAGAGATAACACACACAAACATATCAAAAATGCGAGCAATGACAATTTCAGGACTTTGTTTGTTTTTAGATGTAGCTGATAGCACTTGGCAAGCTTATAGAGTTAAAGATGGTTTTTCGGCAATCACGACACAAGCAGAAAAAATCATTTACGACCAAAAGTTTTCTGGCGCAGCAGCTGACCTACTGAATGCAAATATCATCGCCCGTGACCTTGGCTTGAAAGAACAATCGCAAGTAGAAGATGTCACTAAATATAAAGGTGATAGAGATAAACGTCGTTCTAGAATAAAAGAGCTATTTAATCGTGGAAAATCTTGATCTGATACTTGATAAATTAAGTGATGAAGAACAAATAGAATTACTTGATTTACTTGAAGAAGAAGAAGAATACAAAAAAACACATCGATTATTTGAATACAATCCATATGATAAGCAACGAGAATTCATCGAAGCAGGTGATAAATTCACCGAAAGATGCTTTATTGCTGGAAATCAGTTAGGTAAGTCATTAACCGGTGGCGCTGAGGTGTCATTTCATTTCACTGGTCGTTACCCTGGTACAAAAAGCTATCCTGAAGACGGGGCGTGGAAAGGTAAGTGGAAAGGTAAAATATTCAGTGAACCGGTTGTTTTTTGGATTGGCGGAGAAACAAACGAAACGGTTACAAAAACAACTCAGCGTATCCTGTGCGGTCGTATAGAAGAAAATAACGAGCCTGGTTATGGTCTCATCCCCAAAGAAGATATCATTAGCTGGAAAAAATCACCTTTTTATCCAAATCTGGTAGATCATCTACTAATTAGACATAGAAATAAAGAGGGTGTTGAGGATGGCATGTCAATTTGCTATTTCAAGCCATACTCACAGGGACGCGCAAGATGGCAAGGGGATACGGTACATGGCGTTTGGTTTGATGAAGAACCACCTTATGCAATTTATTCTGAAGGTCTTACTCGTACCAATAAGTATGGACAATTTTCTATTCTTACCTTTACTCCATTGATGGGGATGTCTGATGTGGTCACTAAGTTTCTCAAGAACCCATCAAAACATCAAAAAGTAGTCAACATGACTATTCACGATGCTGATCACTACACCGAAGAAGAAAAAGAAAAGATTATCGCTTCTTATCCTGAGCATGAGCGTGATGCTCGTGCAAAAGGCATCCCAACGATGGGAAGTGGCAGAATATTTCAAATACCAGAAGAATTAATTAAATGTCAGCCATTTGAGTGTCCAGAGCACTTCTACATTATCGATGGTCAAGATTTTGGTTGGAATCACCCTCAAGCTCATATTCAATTGTGGTGGGATAAAGACGAAGACGTTTTTTATCTGGCAAGAGTGTGGAAAAAATCAGAAAACACAGCTGTTCAAGCTTGGGGAGCTGTCAAATCTTGGGCTAATAAAATTCCAGTAGCTTGGCCACATGATGGTCATCAGCATGAGAAAGGCGGCGGTGAGCAATTAAAATTGCAGTATGTTGATGCTGGTTTTTTGATGCTAAAAGATCATGCGACATTCGCTGAAGGTGGAAATTCTGTCGAGTCAGGAATCAGTGAACTTCGTGACTTAATGCTTGAGGGACGATTTAAGGTATTCAATACATGTGAACCATTTTTTGAAGAGTTTCGTCTTTATCATCGAGATGAAAACGGGAAAATAGTTAAAACAAATGACGATATTCTAGATGCAGTCCGCTATGCATACATGATGCGACGTTTTGCGAAGATGTTACGTGAAATAAAAAAACCAAAACAGATAAAAATACCTGCGCCTATCCGGCCGGTAAGGAGAAATAATGGTCGATAAAAATGAGCGGCTAGAAAAAATACTGCGAAAATTCGACCTTGATTATAGTGCATCTGAAAAAGCAAGAAGAGAGGCAAGAAACGATCTGTTTTTTAGTCGTGTTAGTCAATGGGATGACTGGTTAGAAAGCTATGTCACTTTAGAATATCGAGGTCAATTCGATGTTGTACGCCCCATGGTGCGAAAACTTGTTGCTGAGATGCGAAAGAATCCAATCGAAGTAAAATATCGGCCAAAAGATACTGCTCCAGCAGATGCAGCAGATATTTTAATGGGTATGTATCGTACAGATATGCGAAATAACTGCTCAAAAATAGCTGTTAACGTAGCAGTGAGAGAACAAATAGAGTGCGGTTATGGAGCTTGGCGTATTGTTACTGACTATGAAGACGAAAATCCAACAAGCAATAATCAGGTTATTCGCAGAGTTCCACTTCACGAATCATGCACGCATGTTATATGGGATTGTAATTCAAAAGAAATAGATAAGTCTGATGCCAAAAACTGCACGATTATCCATGCTTTAAACACGGATGGATGGGAAGATTTCGCTGAAAAATATGGTATTGATAAAGATATTACTCCTTCCTTTCAATCACCAAACAATGATTTTTTATTTAGCTGGTCAAACGGAAAAACAGTTTACGTTGCAGAGTACTATGAAGTAGAAGAAAAAAAAGAGAAGGTTTTTGTTTATTACAATCCGATGGCCGGTGATTTACAAAGTTACTATGCAAGTGAAGTAAAAGAAAACATGGATCGCTTAGCGCAAGAAGGCGCTAACAAAGTAGGTGAGCGAACAGTAAAACGTTGTAGAGTATACAAGTCAATTATAACAAATACAGCAATATTGAAAGATAGAATTAAAATTGCGGGTGAACATATTCCGATTGTGCCTGTTTTCGGTGAATGGTCATTTTTTGATGACACTGAGTTATATGAAGGTGTTGTGCGTTTATCAAAAGACGCTCAACGTTTACGTAACTTTATACTATCCAAAGGTGCCGATACGGTTGCCAAATCACCGAAGAAAAAGCCCTTCTTTTATGCTGAGCAAATTGCAGGTTATGAAAGAATGTATAGCGGAGATGATGATTATCCGTATTACTTACTTAATAGAACTGATGAAAACAAGGGAGATCTTCCTCCTGGCCCTGTTTCATATATGGAAAATGCCGAGATATCACAAGCTGATGCTGGAATGTTAGAAGCAGCAACAACAGCAGCAAAAGAAACTGCAAGAGTAGGTGTTGATGTTGAAGCAGCCAATGGTCAAGTGGCATTTGACACTGTTAATCAACTCAACAGCAGAATTGATTTAGAGACCTATGTATTTCAAGATAATTTGGCTATCGCGATGCGTAGAGATGGTGAAATATATGCGTCAATAGCTAATGAAATTTATGATACACAACGAAAAGTGATCACAACATCCGAAGACGGAAATGAAAATAGCATTGATTTAATGACACAATCTGTTGATTTTAATCAAGGTAAAGTGGTTACTTTAAACGATATCCGTGGAAGATACGAAACTTACACTGATGTTGGCCCATCATTCCAATCGCAAAAAGATGCTGCAAGAGCAGAAATTGGTGAGCTAATAACTAAAGTTCCTCCTGAGCATCCAATCTGGAACGTCATGATGCTTACTTACGCAAATATGATGGAGGGTAAGGGTGTTGAATATATTCGTGATTATGCTAACAAAGAACTGATCACTAGTGGATTGAAGAAGCCTGAAACTGATGAAGAAATGCAATGGTTAGCAGAAGCACAACAAGCATCACAAAATCAGCAAGATCCGTTAATGGAAGCAGCCATTGCTGAACAAATGAAAGCTCAAGCAGAGATAGCTAATGCTCAAAATAGAATGGCTGAAACACAAATAAAAGCATTTACTGCTGAACAGCAAGCAGCTGAATCACAAGCTAATGTCGTTTATAAACTTGCACAAGCAAAAAATATCGATGAAAAAGCAGTGATGGAAGCAATAGAGCTGTTGAGTAAGGTTGCGCAACAGCAACAAAGTAATATTCCTACCGGCAAATCAGCCGAGCTTCCTCAAACCATGTAAGAGAGTTAAACCATGAGTGATACCACCGAAATTCAGCAACAAGTTGAAGATACTTCCCTGTCTGATAATCAGACAACATCATTAACAGACGAGACAGTCATTGATAAAACAAGTGACAATCATGAACAACATGATGGTTTCGATATTGTACTGAATAACGATGAGAAAAAAAACCGGAAAGTAAGCCAAATGAAAATGCAAAGTATGCTGCTCGTCGTGTTGCAAGAAAAAGGCAATACGAAATAGAACAACAAATGAAAGCAATAGAAAACGGTGAACTTCCTGAGCAATTACGTGTTAATCCTGAACTTCCCCGATCAGCCTAAAATTGATGATTATTTATCTGATAATGCTTTAGAAAAGTATGATTATGATACTTATAAAGCACAGGCTGCGTATCAAGCGGCACTGCAAGATTGGCAAATGAAATCATTAGATGCCAGAAGTAAGGCAGTAGCAGATCAAGGAAGAAGAACACAGGAATACACCCAGCAAAGTCAAGAAATTGCTAAAGCTATGCGTGCTCACTATGATGCGGCTGATAAGCTTAATTTAGCCGATTTTCAGGAAAAAGAAGATGCAGCATTGCAGATATTACCACAAGGTGTTGATGCTGCTATTGCACAAAACTTTCCTGAAAAATCAGCTGCCATCATTTATTACCTCGGATCTAATCCAGATAAAGCCCGTGAAATATTTAGCAAAAATCCAGTACAGGTCACTATCGAATTAACTCGACTAGCTGATCGTTTAACTCTCAAGCCACGCGGTAAGCAAATATCAAATGCACCTATGACGGACGAACCCCTAAGTGGTGATGTCACGGCAGCTAATATATCTAGTCTGCAAAAACAGATGGATGAAGCATCAAGTCAAGGTGATGTGGATACTTATCGAAAAATTAAGGCTAAATTGCAAGGAATAAGATAATGGCTTTAAATGAAGGTCAACTAATAACTTATGCTATTGATGAAGTCATTCAAACAATTGAAAACATGACACCAATGGCTCAGAAGGTAACAAAATGGCAGCCCGATGCAGCCTCATTGCAGCGTTCAAGTAATGAAGTCTGGTTACCATTAGAACAAGAAGCACCGACACAAAAAGGTTGGGACTTAACAGACAAGCAAACAGGAATTTTAGAGCTATCTGTTAAGTGTTCGTTAAGTGAACCTGACAATGATTTCTTTGAATTACGGGCAGACGATTTACGTGATGAGCGTTCCTATCGCCGCAGAATAAATGCATCCGCAAAAAAATTAGCAAATAATGTTGAAGTCAGTATTGCTCGAGTCGCTACAGATATGGCTTCACTTGTAATAACAAGTAAAGAGCAGATTGGTAGTAAAGACTTCACTGGTTGGGATATGATAGCCGATGCGGAAGAAACTATTTTTTCTCGTGAGTTAAATAGAAATGCAGGTTTATCCTATTTCTTTAATCCATTGGATTATAAACGGGCAGGGCATGATTTAACGAGTAAGGACTTTTACGGAAGAATACCCGAAGATGCCTATAAATCAGGATCCATTCAGCGTCAAGTTGCGGGTTTTAATGATGTTTTGCGCTCGCCTAAACTTCCAACAGTCAAAGCTTCAACGGCTACAGGCGTTACCGTTTCTGGTGCTCAAAAATTTAAACCTGAAGCCTGGAAACGATCGATTGATGGCGGTAAAGAGAATGTAGATAATCGCATTGCCTGGGTAACCGTCAGTGATGCGACTAAATTTAAACGTGGCGATAAGATTTCTTTTGCTGATGTTAAGTTTTTGGCACAAATGGCAAAAAATATTTTAACAAAAGAGGCCACTTTCACAGTTGTTTCTACGGATAAAAATAAAATTGCGATTGCTCCTAAGCCTATCGCTTTAGATGATGATAGTTTAAAACCCGAAGAAAAAGCCTATGCTAATGTCAATATTTCATTAGCAGATGGCACCGCAATTAATATTTTAAATATTAAAGATGCAACCGCAAATGTATTTTGGGCTGATGATTCTATTCGTCTTGTATCACAACCCATTCCGTTAAATCACGAAATATTTGCAGGATTAAAAGCGAGATCGTTTAGTATTGATAATGTGGGTATTAATGGGGTCATTGCTTTTAGTGGAAACATTAATAACTTGGCGGGTAAATGCCGTATTGCTTTATGGTATGAACCTTGTGCTATACGTCCTGAAGCCATTGGTATTGGTTTAGCAGGTCAAAAAGCATAAATGATTGATAAGGAAATAGGGAGCTTAGGCTCTCTTTTCTTTTGGAGTTAAATAATGAAAAAAATGCTTTATAAGTCAAATGGTGAGGTTAATGTTTGGGGGATGATGTTGCAAACAATAATTGTCAATGCTGATGAAGTTGAAAAATATCTCTTTGATGGATGGCATTTAAATCCTAATGATACAAAAATATTGCCAGATCCAGAAAAGAAACAAAAAAAATATAATAGAAGGGTAAAAAATGCAGACAACAACGAAGGGTGATCTTGTCATTGCTGCATTAAGAAAAATTGGGGTTGTTTCAGATGCAACTTTAACAGACATCGAGCCACAATCACTTGAAGATGGCGTTGTTGATTTAGAAACAATGATAGTTGAGTGGTATGAAGATGGACAGGGAATTCACATAGGATATAAATTTTCACCAGATGATATACCTATAGATCAAGGCGAAGAGCACGGCATTAATAAAAATGCCATCAATGCGGTAATTTATAACTTGGCTACTCGTATTGCGCCCGATTATCAAATACAGCCTTTGGAAAAGATAATTAATACTGCCAGATATGGTAAAGAATTATTAATGCGTCATTGCTCAATTAAACGCGCTAGAAAAGCAAGATCACATTATCCAAATGGTTTCCCTGTCGGATCAGGGAATAGGTTTGCTACCGCTAACGGATATCGATATTTTCATCGGATAAATAAAAATGCCAAAGATACAGATCCCAATTGCTAAAGGTCTCGGTAAAGATTTTAAGACAGCAGATTATATTGATGCGTTGCCTGTAAATATACTGGCTACACCTAAAGAGATTCTAAATGCTGCTGGTTACTTAAGATCATTCCCTGGCATTGAAAAAAAACAGGGAGTTAATGGTATATCACGTGGCGTTCAATTCAATACAAAAAATAACACTGTCTATCGAGTCTGTGGTAATAAGCTTTATCTTAATGGGAAAGAAATTGCTGACATTTTAGGTAATGACAGAGTTTCCATGTCACATTCTAGTAATAGTCAGGCGGTTTGTTTTGACGGTAAACTAAAGTTCTATCGATATGACGGTACAGAGAAAGCATTATCAAACTGGCCAAAGGATAAATACCCGCAATATGATTTAGGCGAAGTGATTGATGTTTGTCGAAATCGGGGGCGTTACATCTGGCTACAAAAAGGCGGTGAACGATTTGGGGTGACTGATCTGGAAGATGAATCTAAACCGGATAGATATCGCCCCTTCTATCGTGCCGAATCTCAGCCAGATGGGATAGTTTCAGTGGCATCATGGCGAGATATGCTTATTTGTTTTGGTTCTTCTACGATAGAATACTTTTCATTAACCGGTTCTTCTGATACTTCACAGCCTATTTATATTGCTCAACCAGCTTATATGATCCAGATAGGTATTGCGGGTCGTGATTGCCAATGCCGATATCAGGATAATTATGCCATTATCAGTCATCATTCTATTGGTCAGCCATCAGTTTATATCATAGGGTCAGGTGAGAAAAACAAAATATCCACCGCCACCATTGATAAAATAATGAGCCATTATTCTGCTGATGAATTATCTACATCAGTCATGGAGTCCATTAAATTTGATAACCATGAGTTATTAATTATTCACCTTCCAAAACATACGCTTTGCTTTGATGTTGCTGCAAATAATCAATGGTCAATACTTAAATCAGGATTTTATGATGACCCCTATCGTGCTATTGATTTTATGTTCTATGGGAATCAAATCACAGTGGGTGATAAGAAAGAAGGCGTTATTGGTCATTTAGTTTTCAATGCATCAAATCAATATGAACAACACGCTGAACATATTCTTTATACACCAATGATAAAAGCTGATAATGCAAGATTATTTGATTTTGAATTGGAAGCCTTAACGGGTGTTGCTCAGATTGCTGACAAGTTATTTCTCTCTGCAACAACAGATGGGATTAATTACGGTAGAGAACAACTAATAGAGCAAGACTCCCCTTTTCAGTATGACAAAAGAATTATCTGGCGACGTATTGGGCGAGTGAGAAAAAATATTGGCTTTAAAATCCGCATTATTACCAAATCACCGGTGACCTTATCCGATCTATCGCTAAGGATTGAATAATGGCTAATAAATCTTATGCTAACTCTGGTTTAGAAAATCCCATTAGTGTTCAAATTTCATCTGTCACTCCAGATATCTTACCTAAAAATTTCAGTGAGACTTACCGCAGGATAGTGTTAAGTGGTGCTGAGGATATAGGCAAAGTCGTTAACAGAGCCAACGACTCAGGATATGAGGCTTATGCTGCGCAACTTAAAAATGAAGAGCAAGATATTATCCTTGGGAATCACGAGGAAAGAATAACAAAAACTGAGGAGGGTTTGGCAAGTCTTGAGGTTCGGGTGCTTAATATTGAGAACGACGTTAACGGACTTAAAATAAAGATACAAGACTTGGATGGCAAAGTATCTGAAATTATCGTTGATTACGTCTCGTTGAGTCGAGTCAGTCAACAAAACTTATCATCACCCATTAACGTCAAAAACTCTTATTCTATTAACGGTACGAAAGTTATTGGACAACGTGTTATAGGATTTACTTCAGCTACGGGTACAGCATTAAAAGCCGATTTCAATGCTGATCAATCATTTTCCATCGGTGCTACATATAATCAATCTGAAATTCAAACTTTAGCTAATGCATTAATAGCATCACGTCAACGAATTAAAGCATTAGAAGATGCTTTACGTTCACATGGATTAATTGACTAATGGAAATAAAAATTATCGAAAATATTGACCAGTTTTATCGATTTTTTTCTGATAAATCTAAGATCGGTTATGCCATGGAAAATAACGGTGATTATCAGTTAAAAAATAATCAACTTTATGTCGGTGTTTATGAAGGTTTGCTACTTGTTGGTTTTTTTTCAATTGAATTTATTCGCAACAAGTTAATTGAAATTCATCCTGTGTTTGATCCGGGTTTCCGTGGCAAATATGCTTTGAAAGCAACCCGATTTTTTTCAAAATGGTTGATGGATAATCTCAATTTTTCAACCGTTATTACTTATGTTCCTGAAAAAACGCCTTGGGGAAAAGTAATTTGCAAGTTAATGAACATGCGAAGAGTGGGTGTGATTGACAATGCATTAACCGCAGGTAATCAACAAATAGATATGACAATGTATCAGGTAACAAAAGAGGAATTAGAAAATGGGTGGAGGCGGTGGAGATAATGGCGCTAAAGAACAGGCCAGAGCATCACGTGAAGCAATTGACCTTCAAAGAGAGCAATGGAATCGTGTAATGCAAAATTTGGCACCGTATATGGGGGTTGGAGCACCAGCTTTAAGTCAATTGCAAAATTTAATCTCACCAGAAGGTCAAACACAAGCATTAAATAATTTTTACAACTCTCAACAATTTAATGATTTAGCCAGTCAAGCAAGATATCAGAGTTTGAATGCCGCAGAGGCAACCGGTGGTTTAGGTTCAACAGCAGTAGGAAATCAATTAGCAACAATTGCTCCAGCATTAGGTCAGAATTTTTTATCTAATCAATTACAAAATTACGGTAATCTGGTTGGCATTGGGATGAATGCAGCAACAGGCCAGACTTCTGCTGGTCAAAATTATGCGAACAATGTGGGTCAATTATTACAGAATATCGGTGCAGCAAATGCAGCTTCGGCAAGCAGTCCTTCTGGATGGCAGAAAGCATTAGGAGGTGGCATGGCAGGAGCTGCAACAGGGGCAAGTATTGGTGGCCCATGGGGCGCCGTAATTGGGGGTGGTTTAGGTGCATTGGGTAGTTTATTTTAATTGGAGTTTCTATGGCAACGTTTCAACTTGCTGGTTTACCTAGTATGCAAGTATCTAATCAAACTGCGGGTGGATTAGGCTTGCCAGTAGCACCTCAATATGCGGAAAGCCCTAATACGGGTGTTATGTTGGCACAAGGTATAGGGTCAATTTACGACAATTTGCAAGCAAGAGAAAAAAAGCAGTCAGAAGCGGATTTTATGAAATCATTTGGTCAGGCTTATGCGGTTAATGATCGTGATGCAATGAAACAATTGGCAGCGGCGCATCCTGAACAAATCGAGCGCCTTCAAAAAGGGATGGGTTTTATTGATCAGGATAGAAATCAGATGATTGGTCAGGCAGCAATGGATTTACGTCTTGCTGCGAAAAGCGGTGATCAATCGTTAATGTCATCATTACAAAAAAATGCGCCAATATTAAATCAAATGGGATTATCGCCTGAAGAAGCGTTTTTATCCTTCAAACAAGATCCAAAACAATTTGATCAGATTACTGATTTAATTGGTATGCATGCATTGGGGCCAGAAAAATATTTTGATATTCAAGATAAAATAGAAGGCCGTGATATTGATAGAAATAAGCTTGCAGAAACAGAACGGAGTAATCGTGCAAGTGAAAGTTTAACTCAGCGAGGACAGAACATTTCTGCACAAAATGCTGCTTTAGATAGAGAAATAAAAAGAGCGGAGCTAGCCAGTAAATCTTTAGACAGACAGGCACAAAAAGAAACGGATGATCTTAGAAGACAGGAATTAGAGCAGAAAATAGAAGCGAATAAACAAAAACTAAATGAAGCAAAAGAGAAAAAAAATCAAACACAAACACAGGCTAAATTAGCTTTAGATAATGGCGTTCAACAACTAGATAGATTAGCTCAAGAAGCTAAAGCCATAAGAGATAATCCGAGCTTATGGAGAACGACAGGAGTTCCATGTAGATTTTATAATTTTCCTGGCAGCGCAGCTGATGATATTGATGCACAACTTGAATCACTAAGATCACAAACGGGTTTTGCTGTTTTGCAGGCAATGCGAGATGCTTCAAAAACAGGAGGAGCTTTAGGTAATGTAAGTAATTTTGAAGTACAACAATTACAGGCTAATCTAGGTAACATTTCAGGAAAGCAATCAACTGAGGCAATGCGTAAAAATCTTAATAAAATAATAAATTATGCTGAAGGTGTTAAGAAAAGAGTTAGCGATGCATTTAAAAGAAATTATCCTGATTTTAAACCAGTAGAAACAACTGAAATTAATAATGTTGATAGTTCAAATATATCAGATGATGAGTTGTTAAATAAATATTTACCGAGGTAATCATGGCCATCAATGATTATTCAGAAGAACAGCTTTTTACTGCTTTAAGAAATGCTGATTCAGCGGGTGACACAAATGGTGCTCAACGAATTGCTGGATTAATTCAACAAAGGCGATCTACTCAAAATCAAGAGCTTAATCCAATTACTGAGGCTGGAAAAGGACTTCTGCAAACAGGTGTCAATGTAGCCAATATCATCCCTGAAATTGCGGATGCTTTCATGTCAGGTGCTTCATGGGCAGGTAATCAGTTAGGTATTGGTGATGGTACTTATACACCTACACAGCGATTAGCATTACCAGATAATTTAAAGCCACAAGATACGTATGCAAAATTGGGTGCTGAAATTGCCCCTTATCTTATTCCTGGTGTTGGAGCAGAAAGAACAGCAGCAGCATTAGGTTCTGTTGCTAACGCAGGAAGACTAGAGCGTGGTGCAACTAAATTAGCGGATATGGTGGCTGAGAATACAGTAGGAGCATTAGCACAGAATAGTCAGCGCGATAACGCCCAAAGTTTAGCGACTGATTTTGGTGTGGGTCTAGCGGGAAGTGGATTAGCCAGAGCTATTACGCCTATATTAGGGAAGGCTTATAATACACTTGTGCAACGTACAGTATCTCCGGCATCAAATGACATTAACACGGCAAATGATATTGTACAGCTAGCAAGATCTAAAGCTGGTCGCCAATCAATTGCAACTCAGGCTGCAAAAATAGATCCGGATATTGCTAAAGCAGCTGATGTTGCAGGTGTTGATATTAACGCTTTAACACCAGGTATGCGTTCAGGTAGTACAGGTATTGCACAAACTGAAGGTGTTCTATCTTCCACACCTGGTATTGCACAAGACGCCCAGATGAAAGCATTTGATGAAATAAAAAGTAAGTTGAATAAAAACTTAGAAGAATTAGGCGCTGAAGCTGGAACTGCATCAGAAAAAAGTGCAACGATTAAAGGAAGAGTTATATCAAATCTGGATGAGATGAGAGATGCAGAGTGGAAAGCATGGAATGATGTTAGATCTACGATGCCAAATCAGAAGATGAAAATGGCTAATGCTAATGCGGTTATTCAAGCAGAAAATTCTGCCGGCGTTCCTTTATCTCCTGAAATGAAGCAATTTGTTTCTGCTTATAAAAAAGGGGGTATTACATTTGATGGAATGAAAGCCTGGAGAGCTAAATTTGCTGATGCGGCAGAAAAATATAGCCGTAGAGGTGAAGCAAATGCGGCTAGACGTGCTGGAGAAGTTAGGCAAGCCATAACGCAAGATATGCAGAAAATGGCACAACAGGGTGGTTTTCTTGAAGACTGGACGAAAGCTAATGAGTTATCTAAAGCAAGAATAACTGCACAAAAAGATGCTGAAGCTATTTTTGGACGAGACTTATCAAATGATGTTCTAATCACAAAAGGTGTTTCTGCGTTACAAAGTTCATCAAAAAAAGGTTTAAAAGATTTTCACAAAATAATGAAATCTGTTCCAAAGGATGAATATGAACCAACGATCGCGTCGATCTTGCAGGATGCAGCATCACAGGGTGTTAGAGGTGGAAAATCAGAAGGGGCAGGGATTTCTCATATAGCAAGCATACTTACACCACAGAATATTAACGTGATTAGACAATATTCACCCGAACTTGGAAAACTAGCAGAATCTTATGGAATATTAGCAAAAGCTGCTTCAAAACCTTTAAAAAGCATTGAACATACGGGTAGATCTGTTCCGGCATTAAAAACCTTAAACGGAGAATTACCTAAAATATTACAGATTGTTTCTGATCCACTTAAAAATAAAGCCGTTGGTGCAATTGCGGGTTATGCAGGTGGAGGATTGGCAGGCTCGGTATTAGGATCATTAGCTAGTTCAGTTCTGTATTCTGGACTTGCAAATTTAGCCAGCAAACGTAGTGGTAGATACGCAATTGAAAAAGCAATTCAAGAGGCAACAAAAGCCGTTAATGCTGGGGCAAGCAATGCAGCAATAAAAGCAGCAGAAAACCGTTTTCTTAAAAATAAATCCGTGATGAAAGTACTACGTGACACGTTGAGTAGTGAAGAGTTTCAGCAAATGGCAAGACTTGGATTTGTTGCAACGATAAGCGGCATGACAAAAAGTAACAACCACGAATAAACCTATCTAAATTCCATCATTTAATAAATAAACACCTAATTCCCATCTGGAGAAAAAATGTCAGATATTATACCTAATGTCGTTGTGAGTATGCCAAGTCAATTATTCACATTGAGAAGAAAATTTGCCGCAGTCAGTAATGGTAAGGTTTATATCGGTAAAATCGATATGGATCCAACCATACCCGATAACCAGATTCAGGTTTATATTGAAAATGAAGATGGTTCACATGTACCTGTTGCGCAACCTATTATTATTAATCAGGCTGGTTTTCCGGTTTATAACGGTCAGATATCCAAATTCGTCACAGTAGAAGGCCACTCAATGGCTCTCTATGATGCTTATGGGGCACAACAGTTCTATTTTCCAAATATATTAAAGTATAACCCTGATAGATTTAAAGAACAGGCGGAAAAGTATATTCAGTATATTGAAAAATTAAAGGGAACGATTAAACAAACGACAGGTGACTCAACAACCGATGTGATAAGCCAAAAAGCCTGTGACGACAATTATGCCAAGAAAGATTCCTGGGAAAAATTCACTGCTGGGCAGATAAATATAATGAGTAACGGTAATTATACCAGCTTGACCCGTATCAAAGGTGATGGGAATAAACTGTTGCTCGAAACTGCCCCTGGCGATGCCTATTTCGTGTATAGAGATGCTAAAAATAAAAATAAAGCCGTCGTCACCATTCCATCAAATAAAAATGGCGCGCTGGCAATACAGGAAGATAACTATACTAAAACAGAAGTCGATGCAAAAATAAGTTCAGTAAAATGGATAGCGAATAAATCGGCAAATGGTTGGCTGAAAGATCCGAATACGGGCATGGTTATTCAATGGGGTAGCGTGCCTAGAAATGATAGTTCAAGAAAGTTATTTCCGATGGCTTTCCCAAATACCTTAGCCGGAATGGGATTAGCTAATTTCAATTCAAATTCTAATCTATCTCAAATGTATGCACCTAATATAATGAGTGCGGATAGAGTTGGATTTAACATGCGTCAGAGTAAAGTCACTGAGGGATCTAATGCTTCTCCATTCACTGATATGAGATGGATAGCAATAGGATGGTAATTATGAATTTAGTAAACGAAGAAACTTATTATTTTGGCCAGAGAGAATTAGCCTGGTTCGCCGCTTCAATGAAAAAGGATTATATCGAAGCGGGTAGCTGGGATGATAAAGCCAAAGCAGTCCCCTATAGCGTTTATCGTGAATTTGCGCTTTCGGAGGCCCCACTTGGTAAAATGCTAGGTAGTACTGATGATGGCTATCCCACTTGGATAGATATCCCTCCTAGACCAAAGAAAGAATTAATCGCGGATGCTGAGAATGAAAAAAGAGTGCTAATGCAGGGGGCAACTGACGTGATTATCCCCTTGCAAGATGCGGTTGATTTGGAGATGGCAACAGAGGACGAAATAACACAGCTCAGGAATTGGAAACTTTATCGATTAAATGTCTATCGTACTGATACTTCGAACGCGCCCGATATTGATTGGCCTAAGAAACCTGAATGAGTTTTGTTATTTGCAAGTAATCAATAAATTTCGATTTATAACTGAACCAGACATCGCCATAACATTTGACTGACTAGAAGCTCTTATTGCATTAGCATCTGCGTTACTATTTGCCATTAACGTTGATGAATGTCCAGCATCACTTACGTTAGTTAACATATCGTAACCTTTTGTGCTACATAATTCTCCAGCTTTACTTAGACAGGCACCCCAGTTTGAGGCTAAACCTGAGCAGTCTATACTGAATGCTTCTCTACCATCAGGCGCATATGTTTTTTTATAGGTTGCACAACCAGTAAGTGTTAAAGACAATAGCAGACATATAATCTTATACATTTAATAACCTTACTAATATTATGAAATTTTCTGATTATTGAAAATCTCGATGATGTATTAATAAAATACATTATATCTTCCATTTTATTTTTACAAGTCTACATTCTCACATATGATATATAGCCCCATCCATGGGGCATCCTATTAGCAGCGTTGGAGGAAATAGGTGAGTTCAGCTTTATGCCAGTTTGATAGTGCACCATTTAGCATTAGCTGGTTATCCTGTGTAGTCTGAGATAACAAAGTTTCAATCTCAGCGATAACTCTATCTGCATTCTCACGTTTGCGAATAATGCGCTTAATCGCTGTTTTTTCAGCATCGGCTATTACATCTTGAAGCGCTTCCGTTACATGCCAGATACGCTCACATTCAGAAGCGATAGAAGGGACTAGTCTGACTTCCATTGGGTAAGGTGAGGGAATGCCGGTGACTTCTCTCAATGCATACCAGATAGCATTATTCCATGCGTCTCTGAAACGAAAGTTTTGTGTCATAAGCGCAATGATACGGGCGAGATTTTGGGTATCTTTGCTGCTGAACTTTTCGTGGGCTTCTGTTTGGGGTTGGTATTTTGGTACAGAATGTAGCTTTGCTTCCATGCGATTAAATTCAGCAATGTAGGCTTCTTTAAAGGCAGCCGCTTTTTTGCCTGTAAATCCCATCACCAAGAATACGAAGCCGTCTTTGGTCATTTCGTAGTAAACGACTTCACGAGTTGCACCCTTAGCAAGTTGTACGTTTTTTATCATTCGCGAAAAGTTGCGAGTGATAAATTCTTCTGAGCATTCAAGCGATTCTACTTTTTGTACAACATGATGATGTTGTTTGCCAAAGTAATGAGCTACATCGTCAGTTGTAGTGATCGCTTTACCATTATGAATAGTAACTTTAGGGGTGATAGTGGATAATTGAAGTGTCAT